CGCACGTTAGCCTTGATTAGGGGCTAACCTCCTACTTCTAATATGTAGGAGCCATCCTGATCTTTATGTCGACGGAATCAGGACGTCCAGCACGTTCTAAGTGTCCTTCTTCGTAAGGGTCTAAACCCCGCTTAAGAAAGAACTTAAGTAGGGCGCCGTATCCATCCAATCGAGAGATTGGTAGACGCGGTTTCATCACAGCTCCCCTGACAAGGGGGCGTTGTAATTCTACATCCCAACCCTCCACTTTAGGTGGAAGAAAGGAGTGCCGCCCTAACACAGGACTAGTGCTCTCAACAACCGGGAACGGTATTAACCGTTCGATTAGGCTATCAAGGTAATCGATAGATCGACAAAAGCCACCTCTACTAAAGAGGAGGTTTCTAAGTTCGACAGTCGACACTAGCTCTGAAACTTGCTTCCGTGACGAAGGAAATTCACTACGGACGCGCACCACATTTACTGGGTGCCCGGCGTAATATTCCTTCCCACAACTCTCTCGGAACCTTCCGGTCCAAAAAGATTTGTGATCGTTAACTTTCAGCCCAAAAGCTTCGAGTTCGCGAATCACGGAGCGCACATAGCCTACAGGGACGATTATATCGTCACCGTAGGTGCGCACCTGGCCCAACAGAGATGTAACATCCTCTGTTGAGAGACGGTGGTTGAGCTCCTTTTCAATCGCCACAAAGACTATGGTCATAAAAACCATACTCTCCATAGGAAAGCAAAGAGCTGAACCCATAGACGCGAATCGGGAGAGATTTACGATCTCTCCGTTTACGTCAGCCCGGGTACTCCGGCACGCCTGTATAGCCTCCGTGAGGAAACTATAACGACGGGTCAGCAGCCTTACGAGCTGATTGGAAACACGATCAGATGCGTCGCTAAGATCTAGCGTCGCGAGGGTCCCATCTAGGGATCCACGGCGGGCCATTTCCTGATTAGGAATTTGACTCTTCCAGCTGACGAGACGTCGGGCGGTGTCATTCGCTTCGACGGCATCCACGATTTGCTCTAGAATCCCCTGTTGCATGAACTGCATCCAGGAAGGTTCTATAGCAATAATCCGTGGTGTTTTCAACGTTTTAGGTACTGCGACTACCCTAACAGGCAGTTCAGCGCCAGGTTCCAGATAGTTAATCTGCTGTGCCTCTTCAAAAAGGCACCACGACGGGAAGATATTTTCCATTGCTGGGAAATAATACTCCAACCGTTGCGTCCATGTTACCGAGGAATACTTCGCGTTTCCGCGTAAGCGCTCGGCCACGGCACCCGAAGAATGTTTAGGTATAACCCGACCAGCTTTTAAGCTTAGATCAACGTTATACCAAACCTCTCCAAACAACAGAAAAGCAATTCTTTCGAATCGCTCCCTATCGCTATCAGAAAGGCCATCTTCGGCTTCAGATACTATCTTGTCACACTCGATAAACTTCTTGAACGCCGACATAGTGCGCTTTTTAGAGCACTCTATGCCAATCTTACCAAACATCAGACTAATCTGACGCACAGCAAAAACTGCGTCGTAGGAAGGATCATCAAGCAACACACCAGTACCAGCGTCAAAGACAAGACCAAGGAAACCTCCTAGAAATAGGGGGAGACCTCCTCTAAAGGCAAAGCCCTTAAAGAGAGTGTGGTCGACCCAGCCGCGATCTAAACTTCTTTCGAAGTCCTTCGCGAACTGAGACAGAGTTATCGTGAGAAACGATAACCCCTCATCTTTGACACGATCCGTGACAGTTTTCTCATCACGGATGGTGCTTATGCAACATAGAGTCCCCATGTCAATGAGGACCCAATGCAGGAACAACATAAGGCTTTTCATCATTACTCCTTTAAATAGGGGCTAATGAATCCATAGCTACAGCTGTTGATCGCGAAATGAAACGACTACCCAAAAGAGGGAAGAGGGGGCGAAATCCGCCCCCCCCGCCGTTTCAAGCCATCCAGGCCTTTACAAGGATGGAATCAATTCTCCCCACCAAGAAACTTGGTGAGGTTTGCGTAAGAACTCGCAGACAGGTTGCCCATGAGGGCTTTGACCTGATCTGCGATGTCGCCGGCGCTGAAACCAACTGGAGGAACATCCACGTTGACCCTAACGGTCATAGAAACGGGAATGTTCCGATCGCTGGCCAGCGGATCGGTAACGATCTTACTAGCTGTTAGCGCGAAGGTCCGACGAATGCGTTTGGTGTTACCACCAGTAGACGCAAGCGAAAGAATCTCCGTGCCATCTCCTGAGGCAAATGCCCCAGTGGAGATGCCTGAGGCGACTCTCGGAAGAGAGACAGCCCCAGATGACAGCGTAATTGATTGTGGATCACTAAATGCCATAGCATTGATTCCTGACTAACGTGTGTATTATCTACACATGAGCGTCTCAATCAAGCGGATGCCTGACTAAGTTTCCTCCCGGGAAAGTACTACTATTTCCAATTCGGGAGACCTTTAGTGCCCTTAGTAAGACCAAGGGCCGCAAGGATGGACCACTGCTCCGGATTAAAAGAATTCGGATCAAGCCCAAACCCAAAAGGTGTCGCACGTATGCGTCGAGTTTGTTTTGTAACAAAATCGAGTCGCACTGTGCCGGGATCCCAGGTATAAAACCTGGAGTCGTCGACCCAGAACTCATCAGTCTGCGTTGTATGGCAGGTGACGTATGCATACTGTATGACAAGTCCACCGAAGGCTATAGCGTCAGCGTTTCGAATAATCGAACCGATGTCGCCGAACCAATCAGCGAGCCATGTCCATGGCGCCAATTCCCACAGTACCTCTGGAGTAATCTCCACAGATAGAAGGTGTGTCGAGAGTTCTCGATACAAAGTAAGGCGGTCTAGCAGGTCTTGACCTACGTCAACCGCATACTTATACCTAGCCGCGAAACTTATCTTACGATAAGTCGAACGTCTGTGATGAATGGTGTTACCTGGAAACGAAAGAACCTGCCCTCCGAAATAGCCCCCGAAATTGGGGCCAAGCGAAGGGGTTTGGTTCCGCGTGTCTTCCGACACGTCCGGTTCCAGATCGAAACTCCGAGTACGTCGGACTGTCTTTCCAGGCAGCCCATCGACGTAGTACTGATGCACAGTGTTGTATGAAACCAACACCTGTTGGAGTATGCTTTTCAAGTCGTTCATAAAAGGCTTCCAGCCAAATTCGTAGTTTAGCCATGCCTTTCCGAGTTCTCGGAAAGAACGGGCCCTACCGACTAGGTAAGGAAGCCTCACATCAGGAAATTCCTGATGAGAGGCGAC